GTGCGCCAACCATCGTAGCCGTCGCACGAGAACCCGGCACCCGAAGCAGAACCCATCTCAAACCATGGATAATATTTATTCCATTCACCATCCGTCCAGTCAGGCTTCCAACCATCGTTTAAAGCTTCAGTAATAATCACCAGTTTGATATGTGCTACTAATGCTTTTGCGTGATGATTTAATTGCTCTGGTGTTGTCAATTTAATTTCTTCAGGATTGATGCCTAACTTTGCACAAGCATCGTCAAAAGTTTTAATTTCGTTCATGTTATAATTTGTTAAGTGATAAAAATTGTTTGTAATCGTCAAAGAATAATTTTCCTACGTGCACAGCTAAATCAGAAGATTTAAAGCAAAGGCGAGAGCCGGCAATCGAACGCGAGTTCCAATCATCGTAGACGTAGTACGAGAACCTGGCACCCGAAGCAGAACCCATCTCAAACCATGGATAGTACTTATATTCACTACTGTTAGTCTAATCAGGTTCCCAACCTTCATTAAATGCTTTGATGATTAGTTTTAGTCTTCTGTAAGCTACTTCGTCTTCAGATAATCCTTCCAAGTCTTCTAAAAATCCTGAAGGATCAATTCGAAGTTCTTTAAGCACATCTTCAAATGTTAAGATGCGCTCTTTTACATTTTTAGGAGCTGCATCAAATGTAACAGTACCTTTTTTTTCGTCGTAATTAACGACATGCCCTTCTGGAGCTTCAATTGTGATTTGTTTTTTGTTCATGTTATATAAATTTATTTATTCAAACTGTTTGGTATTTCTCTTTTAACTAGTAAAGCCTATGCCGTTAACCTCTATACATAGTAATAGGATTGATATTACTATTCCAAAAGTCATATACAGGTGGCTTTTTATCTTTTGGCTCCAAGGGTATTGTCTTTTTAATGATGGTTTTTTTTAAGTTCTTGGCTCTAATATTTTGAACTTCTTGTTTGGTCAACATTAGGTTTTCGCTTATCATGTATTTTCTAATGTGATAAAAATCTACTTGTAAAACTTTAGACATGGTCATCATTGATACTTCAAGTCTATTTTCTATAATGAACTTTTTATCAGCTTCGTTTAACTCTTTTTTTTTCATGGTCTTTAGTATTAATTATCCCACCACCGTTGATTTATAAACACTTCCAAATAAGGAAACTTGGTGTTCTCTTGGGTTTTTAGTTTAATGTAATTAGGTATGCTTAAAAACAGTTTAATGCGTTCGGCTTTGGTCAATTTTTCAAATCGTTCGCTGGCAATTTTCTTTTTACTCAGCGCATTGTGTGGATAGATTTTCAAGAGGTTCTCAAAGCTCACATCGGGTTCACCAATGGTAATCTCAAAGTTGTCTGCCAAACCTTAATGGTGTCTTCCACAATTGGGAACTTACCTTCTTGAAACTCATTATTTTCGTTAGTGCCACCAAACAGCCAAGACACTTGCTTGGCGCTTAACTTTCCTTCTAGTATTTCAAAACTTATAAAATCACCATTTAAACTGTATTTAAACAACCACACATAGCCGTTTAATTTGCTTTTAATTGTGTAGGTTCTCTGCAAGCTCATCAGTTTTAAAATGTTGGGTTAATAACCAGTGACTTTCAAAAAATGGCAGTTCTACAATAGCACTTATTTGAGCTTCAATAGATGCTCCTGCACTGCTTTTCCAATCGGGTAGTAGTAATATAGCATCGCAAAGCATTAAAGCCGCAATACACTTTCGCATTGCCAAATGCCAAACAGTTGATGGATCATCAACAAGTTCTACTGGGTTGACTACTTTAAAACCTGCAGCAATTAATTTTTGTGCGGCTTGATCAAATTTGGCTTTCACTTCGTGTGTTGGAATGCCGGTTACTTTTCCTGCGATGTAAATTGTTTTCATGCTAATTGTTGATTTAATTTGTTTTTCATAAATAGTACTGCGTTCTGGTCGTAATCATTCAGTGGGAAATCGTCGGCAATTAGTAGGTATTGTTCAAGGCAATCGGCTTCGTGATATTCAAAAGTGAAGGTATATTTCTTGTCTTTTTTAGTAAAAAGAGTATGAACGGTAGCTTCAACTTCTACATGCTTCTTTTTAATTTTTATCATCAATCGGTCAAGAATAGACCGCATCACCTTTTCAGCTCGTGTTTTTGGATAAACCCGATTCACGTAGGTAAACAGGTATACTAGCGTGTTGAGTTGGCGAGGCGTGAGTTGTAGTTGTATTTTCTTCATGGTGTATCTTCTTAAATTTTACGGTGGCATTACAAACACTGCATTTAATGACCAAAGCAAATTGTGTTTGAAGCTCATCCAGTGGTAACACATCGGCTTCATAAACAATTACATTCTTTTGGCATTTCGGACAGAATTTCATTACATTATTTCGATTAATAGTTTGATGTCTTCGCCTGTTAATTCTTTACCTAACAAAACTTCGCCGTTAAAGTCGACTGATGCACATGTAAGATTATTGTTGCTTGAATATTCATAAGTAACATCTAATGTTGAATCATTTTTTTTAATTTGCCACCATTTGTAATATTCATTATTTTCAAGTCCGAACTGACCTAAAAAAGTAAAGCCTAGTGATTTTAATTCTTGGTCTTCTAAAATTGGTTTTTTCATCTGCAATCGGTTAATGGTTCGGTTAATGGTTCGTTACAATCGGCACAGACTTCAATAGTGGTTTCGCAAGTGCCAGAGCTTTCTACAACTCTAGTTAATCTGTTAGGATGTTTACATTGTTCAGTAATGCTATAGTGCTGTGCTCTCGTGAAATTTTCTTTACCACAACACCATTTTTCACACCATTGCGGATTGTGACAATCACAAGCGTCTTCTTTTAGTGGATGTTTGTTAAATGAGTAAATTAGAATGAACAACACTAATATTGTTCCTAAACCGCCTATTGCTAATGCTCCTGCTAAATTCATATTAATTAAATTGATGTTTAACTACTCTTTCAAATGCATAAATCACTTTTTGGATTTGCTTTTCGCCCATATCGATAAGCGGCAACTTGATAGGTGATCTAGTTTGCAACCAATGCCCAAAGGCTTCCATATCGGCAATAACTTTACCGTCTTTACTCTTTGTCCAGCCAATGGTGTGACACATTGATAGTATATACTTGTGTTGTCCATTCTTGATGTCAAATCGTTGAAACCTACTTTTATCCTGGTCAACACCTGTTTGTTGTTTCAGTATCTTATCGGCTTGCTCAAACGTTAGTGCTTTTAATGACGTTACGGCACTATCGCCAGTAACCCATTGTACCCATTCTTCTTTGATGTCTTCATTCCAACCGCAATTTCGGCGGATATCTGTTACTTGTTGTTTGGTGATGGTGCTCATTACTCTTGCAGTTCTAAATGTTCGCACCAGGTGTTTCTAATTACAACACCATTTTCATCTTCAATGTTTAAAAGCGATTTAGTATCACCTCTTCCTGTTATGGTAACTATTGCGCCTTGTTGAATTTCATCTCCGTTCATATTGTTAACCTTGATGAGTGTTCTAGCTTTCTTATCAGTAAAGAAGCTCTTAGCCTTTGTCAATGCCATTGACGTTGTTATTATTTTGCTCATTGTTTTGTTGTTTTAAAAATTAATAGCTCCCGGTGCAGGATTCGAACCTGCCTCTGTATCTTTACCCATAACACTCCTGGTAATACGTCCTATGTTAGACCTCATTCCACTTTCGATACCGGGAAACCTCCTTAACTAACCAAATAAGTATTTTAATCTGTGTTTAAAGCAGAATTTAAGGTGGTTTAAATATTCCATTATATTGACGAAAGGTTTAAGTCGATGTTATTATACTTGCCGTCTTGATCTTTCAACCAAATACGGAAGTAGGTTTTGCTTTCTGGACGACGAATAGCACTGGTTATTAAATCAACCGCTTCAGAAAACAACGGATCGTTAATTCGGCTTTTATGGCTGGTTAATCCAAGAACCTTTTTAACATCCAATTGCTTGTTGCGTTTAGTCTCAAAGGCATCCATAACCAACTGCTTTACAAACTCATTTTTAGACGTGATGTTGATGTTTAAAAACTCATCTAGTTTGGCTTTGGCAGCACTAATGGTTAAATCGTCAAACTCGATACGTTCTGAAATGGCCACTTCAATTTTTATAGTTCTATTAAAGTTAAACCAGGTGTAGTTACCTTTGGTTTCTTTATCAACACCTTTAGAGGCCATAAAGCTCTCGTAGGCTTCAGTAGACAACTTTTGCATTTCGGTTTTAAAGGCTGCCAACTGTTTATTAATAGCTTGTGCGCCTTTCAACAACTTAGCCGACGAACGTTCGTGCAGTTTTTCGGTTGCTGTAATTCTATTTAATGGTATCTGTGTACCTTGTTCATCTTGCCAAATGGCATCTTTTGATGTGTGCGTGATTTTCATGTGTTATTAGTTTAAAATTGCTATAAATATGGTTTCGCTATTGTCCATCGGACGTTTAATTGGTTTGATTATTTGCGTGTTGAGCGTATCATTGAAGCTTTCAAAATACTGGGCAGATAGTTGGTGATTAAGTTTCACATCGTCCAGAACTGTATCAACTTCAAAGGTTAGAGCATTGGGTACTATCGTGATGTGCAATGCTGGTCCTACTTTAAAAACAAACAGGCTGTAATTGGGAATATTGACTACTTTCATTCGTAAACATTTATATGGTTAATATTGCGTTGCCAACCTGTGGTGGCGATGTGCTTTAAACACGATTGTATTTTCTTTTCTATACCTTCAGATACACGATAAAAAACAATATCGTCCACACTAGTATTCATAGCGTTATTCCAATAGTTTTTGATTGTTCGTAGTGATGCGCGCTCCTGGTTAATACAAATCTTTTCGCCTGCAGTAAAGAATTGCGCATTGACCTTGGTTGGGTTGTCGTTGCCAATCTCTTCAAACTGATGTGACACAACCGTGTCTAGTACTTGAAGTCGTCCAACTACTTTGTCTAGTGTTATGTTTTTAATCTCGTCCATCAGATGCGTGTATTAAATCTTGTTTTGCTTTTCGTAAATCGGCTTCTATCTGGTGCCTTGCTTCGTGTTCTGGTGAGTTTACTTTAAGCCACTCTTCCAGTAGATCTATTTTGTTTAAGAGTTCTTGTTTAGTTGGCATAAAGTGTTATTTTAGGGTTCAACTTCACTAAATAATCAATGTTATTTTTACAATCATTGATTAATGGTTTAGGATAAATATTAAAGATTTCAACTACTGAATTTTGATAGTTAAACTTGGCATCATTTAGCTTCTTTGGAAAGTATTCAACCAAATCAATAAATTCTCTTTCTAACAAGGCATATTGTTTTAAAAACCATTTATTAACGGAAGCATTAGCAACTAAACTCTGAAAAATACTTCCAGACGAAGCCCATTTGTCACACCAGTTCCAGTAGGTGTTTAAAATCATTTCATCATACTCTTCAGATGAAATCATTAGGTAGTCCATTATTTTATTTTTGTTGTTCATGATGTTGTTGTTTTATTTGGCTGCCGTGATACAGCATTGCTTTTTGTTCGTCAATTGTTATTGCTCCACCCGGACATCTGCCACCGACAAACGCCGTTAAACCTTCTACTCTGAAATAAACATTACACAACTTCTTTGCTAGTTTAGCCATTGCTGTTGTTGGTTCATTCTTTTCCATGTGTGCCATTATGATAAATAATGTATCTGGATGTTGTCTTCTTAATCTTCTTAAAACGGATGTCTTGAAATCATCTGAATAGGCGGTTGAATTATCGAAAACCCAAATTCGTGCTGCCTGTCTTTTCGTTAACATTTTGTCAAGCTCTTCAATTTCTAAGTATTCATAAAACTTTATTTTTGTATTCTTAAAGTCTATCTTAGCTCTTGATAAGTTTTGCTGAAATGTAAATCCTGTTCCTTCTTCAGCTGAAACGAAATTCAAATTCTCGTGATTAGTTAGCATTTCAGAAAGTAAAAGAGCTAATGTTGTTTTTCCGTTTTTTTCATTTCCATAAATCAGCCAAATTCCACCACGTTCCTGTTCACCTAGAACTTCATTCCATAAACCATCAAACTTGAATGTTTTGAAGATTCTACTTAGAAGTGTTTTTGCTGTGATACCTCTAGCCATACTATTGGTGAACTTTGATTAATGTTTCTAAATATCTTAGTGTTGTTTCTTTACTAATGCACTTGTTTACGTACACATTTACTTTGGCTTTGTCGTGAACTTGTGCGCCTGCAACGTCACCAATCAATTGTCTGTAGAATTCTGTTCTGTCGGACTTACCTTGTGGAACTAGCTTTATGAATTCATCTGAAAAGCGACTGAATATTTCGGCAAATCCTACTTTTTTATTCTTTATTCCTTTGTCAATTTTGTCACGTAATCCATCGGCACCCATCATATACCATCCACATATTCCATCTGTAGCATTCCAGATTCCTTTTAGTTCTAAAAAAGCAGTGTATTCTAAGTCACCAGCTTCATCAAGAATTATCAATGGTTTTGATTGTGCCAATGTTGTGATGTAGTATTTTAAGTTGGCTAAAACATCGTAATACTTACCTTTGTTATCTAATCCGACAGTCTTAGCAAGTAATCGGATGAATAGCTGCTTTGATTTTGCTTGAGAACAGTCAACATAGAATGTGTTTTTCATGTTCTTAATGATGTGTTTTGTGCAAAAAGTTTTTCCAATTCCACAATCATCTACTAAAACCATTGATCGACTTAGTTCTTTGCAAAAGCTTAAGTTGTCTTCAATTTGAACGTAAACGGTTGTTTTTGCTACTTTCCAATTGTCTTCATGCAGTTTTACTGAAAACTCACGTCCTAATCTGATCCATTCGGTATCTGATATAATTCGTTCTGTTTCGCCTTTCTTTAATCGACTGAAAACGGCGTTGTTTAATGCTATACTTTTTGAGAATTCAGCATCTGAACCAGAGTAGTTTTCACGTTGGTTAAGAATTGTTGTTCTTACTAGGTCTTTAAATTGAGGTGTTAAGTTCATTGTTATAAATTATTTGGTTGTTAGAGCATAATTATTTCGCCAATTTGGCTGTGCTGATTCAACAGGAATTAGATCTTCATTGTTTTCATCATCTATATTATTTGCAAACACTTCAACTGGTTGTTCGCGTGCTTCAAATCGTTTTAAATTGCTGAATCTGAAATTTGAATTCAATGTTTTTGGCGTGTTGTCTATTATGTTTATGTTTTCAATTCTATTTCGTTGTGTTTTAGCAAAAGCTTCAACTGTGGCAACATAAGAGCTTTGAAGTTGCAAAGCTTCCAATTGTTCTGGTGTACGTTCAATAGTTGCACGGTTGTATTTTGGAAGTTCTTGAGCTTCACAAATCAATCTGCCATTTTGGTACACTAGAGCTTTTAATACTTCACCATTGTTTCCATCTAACCAGAATAAATCGACATCTTTCCCTTCAATTGCTTTCATCTTATGGATAAGAGCTTCACCAGTTAGGATTTGTCCGTTTTCTGCAATTGCTCTTTTCTTACCTTGCAAAGTGATGTAACCTAGTTTGCAAGAAGAAGTTTCTTTGTAACCAATGTGAGGCAAAATTGAGTACCAGTTTGTTGGTTGAAGGTTTGGGTTCTGTCTACTTAGGAAATAATCCCATCTGCTAATTGTTGGATCTTCTGGATGTGCTGAATTGTTCCATTGTTCGATGTTTAACATTCTAGCGTTGATCAATTCGTTATATGGAATGATTTGGTTTTGTCCTGGACCAGCTTGATTAGCTTCTGACTTTGCGTGTGGTCTTCCAATCCATCCAAATTCTTCCTTTTCAACTTCGTAACGCATAGAACCAAACATTCTTTCGATGAACTTTCCACGTGCATTGTTAGCTTCAATCTTTACTTCTTGGAACATTGCACCTGGTCTAAGTAATGTATCACGATATGTGCTATTTAAAGAGCTTTCACATTCTAGTTCGTGTGGCAATGGTAGATTCCATTCGGTATAATTGCGAACCATCTGTCTGTAGAAGTCAAGAATCAAACCTTCTTTTGATTTGCCATAGACAACTGTTGTAAAGCATCTACTAGCAACATCACAACCGATGTAGAACCAAGCACGTTTTCCTTTTTCGTACCAAAATGGTGGGTTTCTATCATCAATAGATATTATTGAAGAGGCAAACACCGGAAGTTCCATTTGGTGATGTGGTTTGAAGTTGTTCATGTACACCTGTCTGTTACCAGAACGTGCTTGATGTGTTGCAATCTTGTTTTCCCATTTGTTAATGTAACTGATGATAGTTGCATTAGATAATGGTTTGAAATCTTTAGGATTGAAAAGTTCACCAGTGTCTTCATTAAACACTTCAGCATAACCATTGATGAAAGATTCATAGTTTCTTGCAACTTCTGTTGGTGTTGGTTTGTGAAGTTGATTTTTGAATAGTGAATTGAAAATCATTTCAACTTTATCATCAACTTTACGAGCATTTTGTCCAATGATTCCTTTAGGATCTTTGATTATACAGAAGTATGAATGTTCTTTGAACTCTTTTAAAAGCACTTTAAAACGTTTTGAAGTTGGAAGCGTGTGTTGCTTTCCGTGTAATACTTTTAGTGAGTTCTGGAAGCTATCTACATCATAAACCAATGTGTCTGATATTCCACGAGTAGATCCACCAAGTTTGATGCGTTCTTGAATTCTTGCAGATTCTAATTTGATAACTGCTTTCATTACTGATGCATTGATGATATAACGTTCCTGCTCTTCTGGTGACAGGAATGAACCATTGTCACGTTTGAACTTTGAATAGTATCTAACAGCTTCAGCATCGAACTCAAAAAAAGCTTCAAGTGGATGGTTGATCTTTCTTGGATCACCTAATGCTATTTGAACATGTGGTTTTAGAGAATCGAAGTCGATTCTTAATTCACTACCGTTGCAACCTTTAGTAAGACGTTTGATTCCTATAGGTTTTTCTTCATATCGCTTTAGCTCTTTTTGCAAAGAACCAAGTGTATTCCAAAAAGCCGGAACCAATTCGTCTTTTGTTACTGCTACTTTATTATTTGTCCAGATGTATGGCATAATTAAGCTTTTTCTAAAATTTCGTCTTCAGTTAAACCAGTACTTTTGAAGTATTCAACAGCAGCTGCTTTGGTCAAATTATCAGAGTTTGATTTTGCCAAGTTGTAGACATTTCTTTCTGTTACACCTAGAGCTAAAGCTGTATTTAATCTGAATTTCGTGTCATTCAGCAGTTTTTCGATAATAATTTGAGTTACTTTCATTTTTAATATGTAGTTTTGTACGTATATATATGCAAATATACACACTAAGTGCATATAAAAAAATATTTGTTGAATTATTTTTACACTTTGCGTGTATTTTTATAAAAAAGTCAATAAAATGGATGGTTCCGAGATAAAAAAAATACGTAAACAGCTAGGTTACACGCAAACAGAGTTTGGTGAAAAGCTTGGAGCAAAGCTGCGTACTGTTCAGTCTTGGGAAGATAATACAAGGAAAATATCACAAAGTACGTTACTTTTATTAAATCAGCTATTACCTAAAGGCGTACATAGTGTGCAAGAGCCACCAGACGTATATCATAATTCAAATGGCAATAAGTTTGTTGAACTTCCTAATGGAAAGTTTAAGATCATTGTTAAAAAAGTTCCAGTAAAAGCATTTGGATCTTATTTATCCGATTTTCAAAATGTAGATTACTTAGATGATTTAGAAGAGGTCACTTTTACAGTTGATCATTTAGGTAAAGGAAAGTATATGTGTTTTGAAGTTGAAGGTGATTCAATGAATGGTGGAAATTTATATGATTCACCAGATGGAGCTGAACTTTTATGCCGTGAACTTGGAAAACAACATTGGAAGGATGGTTTCCGTGATTCTACTTATGGATGGGTTATTGTTCATAAGCAAACTGTATTATTTAAAGATATTATAGATTTTGATTCTAAAACTGGTGATATAACGTGTCATTCAAGAAGTGGTTTACCCAATCATCCAGATTTTAAAGTTAATCTTAATGATGTTAATCAAATATTGAAAGTTATAAAGAGGACTTTCTAAAATATATACTTTTTTTTATTCAATATATTATTATTTTATTTAAAAAGCCTGTAAATACAGGCTTTTATATATATATAAAGTAAATTGTATTTGAAATTAACCCTTTCGAGTTTGCTTTATTTGTGCAAAATGTTATTGTAAAATACTTTTTTTAATTCATTATTAAGTTTATAAAATATATTTTTTGTCTATCCAACTGTCAAT